TTAATACCGTATGAAAATATTGTGCTTCCCTTAAATGTTGTACTGTTATAGATTTCTGGGTTGCCAAAAGAAATGCCGTTGTCATCAAACACATCAAATAACGGAGCTTGATTTACCGTAACTTTTTGCTGAGCTTCTAGCCATTCAATTCCATCATAATAGAATGTCTTGCCCTGATAATTATATCCTCTAGAAATTGCAGTTTGCTCATCAATCTCAATGGTAGCGTCTTCTGCTCTAGTTAATACGATTTCCGGTTCTTGACCAGGTGCTAATTCTACGATATCTACTACATAAATGGTAGTGCTTGTTTCGGCATCCGTATCATTTGCAAAAATGATTCTTGCACCAGGGAATACTGCGTAGTTGCTAGCTGTAGTATCAGTGCCAACGATGCTAGTTGTTCCGCCTACTAGATCCTGAGGATATGGCCAGTTAACTGTTATTGTTAGATCCGTACCGTCATCTGAAAGGTTAATAATTTGTGAATTTACGGGAACTAGATTTAGTGTGTCGCCAGTGTACATCCCGATTTGGAACGTTCCGGTAACTTCGTCTAGTGGCACAACAATCGTTGTTTGATCATACAACAGTCTTGCTAGACCGGTGCCAGGAACAGCAATTGTGCTGCCGTCTACCTGGCAAGTAATTACGTCACCGTCAACATAGGTAACGCCCTCAGTGCCAGCAAGCGTATTCCAAACAGGCTGCAAAGTGCCAAATGCAGTGTCAACTACATAAGTCTCGCCGGCAAGCATTGCACTTACTGCAACAATTGTTGTCGGGGTAGGAGCAACTACCGCAGTGTTTGTAGTATACGTCTCAACGTCGGGATAATAATTGTATAGTCCAGCAACGTTAGTGAGTGCATCTGGTTCTCTAGTGTCAAAGAAATCTACTGCTCTTTTACCTACTGAGCCACCGTTATACAATCTTAGGTTTGGATAAAACTCAATGATAGGTCTTTTAGCTTTATTTTCCTGTGTTGCAAACTCTGTTAATATTGCAGGATTTTTATTATAGCTTGCAGTAGCGTTAATAACATCAATATGGAACCAACGATTGCTTCTAGACCATGCATTTCTGCTTATGCTGTTTCTAGCAATAGTGATATAATCTTGTTCAATAGGCAAGAATAAATTAATGTCATAGTTACCGATATCAAAGCCCAAAGAATCCCAAGGTATATAGTCACCAATAGTAAATCCTTCAGGGCAAATTAAATCTTCTACGGAAATTAATTCAATTCCGGTGCCAACACCTTCTACGTAGTATTCGCCGCGGCGATAGCTAACAGGAAACACGTTTCCGTCAAAGCTAACTTTTAAGCCATTTGTAAATGCAACACCATTTGGAGAAGTATAGTTAATCTTACCTAAAATTTCCGTATCAACATCTAGATAATCTTTACCATTATTTTCAATAATTTTCAAGATGCCAACTTTGTTGGGGTTAGAACCATCTTGATAGTATAGAATATCTTTCGGCGCTGTAATCTGAGGTACTAGTGAGATTACTCCCAATGTATTGCGATAGAATGGACGATTAATCCACTGAACACCAAACTGAGGAACGATGTTTTGATTGTTAGGGATAGATCCATCTGGAATTAATCTTAGTACAGGATTGTTAGGATCTCCTACTAATTGAATTCTATAGAAGTTCTCGTTTACTGTAGAATAGAAGCCCTGCTCAAACTGACCCTGATTGATATTCACGACCATGTCTACGCCACTCTGAGTGGACAATGTTACAGTCGCACCCTCAATGCTTTCTGAAACAGTAAACTCTGTTGAACTCAAGATTTCTTTAACAAAATATACCTGACCCGGTACAAGACCTCCCATCGGAGTCCCAGAAATTGTAATAGTCTGATTTAATATTAATGGTCCAGTTGAATATCCTGTATCTACGGTCAATGCATTATTGACTGCGCTAGTGCTAGCAACAACTACTGTTGCAGGGTTAGTAAAGAATGGATCGTTTACGTCATAGAATGTTTCATCATAGTAAGATGAGATATATCCAATTTCATCGACTGCGCCAGTGTCGTAAAACATTACACGCAATCCATTTAACCCAGATACACCATCAATTTCTTGTAATCCGGGATAGGTGATTCCGGTTGCAGGATCAGTGATAGTATAGAGTCTTTGACCATTTACCTGACTGAATGGTAATGTAGAAACTACGTCAACAACATTGTTGCCGGGGAAAATATATTGATCTTGTGCATTCTTTTGTGGTACAACAAACGTTACTGTGCCATTATTCTCGCCGTTGTTTGAAACACCAAACACTTCTCTAGTAGGAATATTGGGCTGAGTTGCTTCAAAGCCGCTAGTGCCAGGTTCAGTCTGAATCCAAAACTGACTATCTTGATTTACCGTAAACGTGTACGTGCCGCCACGCAATAGAGATAGTGTTGGGTTTGATCCTAAATCAATCTGAGAACCTACTTCTGAGATTTCGTAATTATTAGCAAAATCAGTTACTAGATAATCTTCGTTTGTAAAGACTACTGAGTTAGAAACTGTAACAGCAGGAGGACCGGCTGGAATCCAGTAGTACTCGTGATAGTTCACAAGCTTGTCTAGATTCGTAAAGCTATCCCATGAATAGAACTGGCTTTGGAACAAACGATCATTATTATTAGTTACTGCACCGCTGATTTTTAGTGAGTCAACAATGCCAGGGTATGTAATGAAGTCTCGTGCAACGCTTTCACCAGGCTTAGTGAATACTACCCCGGGTTCTAATTGATAGTCTGTGCGAACTTTGGTAGGCTCGGTGACATAATAATCAAGCGCATTTATACCCGGTCCAAATCTACTACCAACATAGCCTTGAACTTTAGCTGTTACTGGATTACTAACAATTTGGTCCAGGGTCGCTGCTAAAAATTCAGCGTTAGTGGGGGTCTGAAATATTTCCGGAAGGAAATTTAATGTTCTTACTCTAGCCATGTATCTACTTATCTTATTTGTAATTCATCGGGAGTGAGTGCCGGTACAACTAATACATCATTTGCTGTAGCAGCGTTGACAAAGATTTCATATGGTCTGCACTTTATTTCATATAAGTCTCCAAAACTCATGGTAGGATCATTTGGTACTAACACTGCGGAACTGATCAGGTCTCCGCATTCAGCATGTAGATATGCGCTAAGCTCTGAGAAATAGAATGTGTCACCAAAGTCCCAATTATTAATGTTGAAATAATTGTTCATTGCAGCCAACACTGCACTTCTAATTTCACTGTCACTAGCATTAACTTTACTTACCTTTACTACTTTGATCGTTGCTTGCAACGCTGGGTCAGCTTTAGGTCCAAACAATGGCTTGAACTCAACACTATTTAATATTACGGAATCCGACAACATTTTATAGTTTTGCACTTGATTGTATTCTTGTGTAAGTTCAGTTAAAGTAGGTCTATTTGGCTCAGGAATAGTATTAGTACTGTCAACAATATAGTTTTGATATGCAGTATAATAGCTCTGAGTAACCACATACAAATCAATAATATTAGTTGTAACTGGATCAATTCTATTTGTATTGTTTGAGTTATGGCGATACTGATAACTTAATCCTTGACGACCGGGCTTAACACTATACTGCAATTGCTCAACCAAATAGTAGAATGGAACTGTTACAGTTTGATCCTGTACAGTTTTGTAGAATTTATTTTCACCGTATGCATAGAATAATTGTCCAAGAGGATAATCATACTTCACAAGCTCAATTTGAGTCTGTGTTGGATACTGTGACATAACACTACTTGTGGGTATCAAATACTGGCGTGTTAAATTGATAGGGTCTTGTACAGTCTCAAAGAATGTATAGATTCCAATATTGGAACCTCCACTGACATATCCAGTAATTTCATTAAAGAAGTCTGGATTCAAAATCAATTGACGGTTGTTTACGTCTGTGGCTGCAACTTCTACTTGGAAGTCATTTACGTAGCCGTCGCTTTCAACAGTCTGTCCTAAGATGTTAACTTTAGTATCTTTACCCAACGGTGTAGTATTATTAGGAAGTGCGTTAATTCCTAATACATTAATAAAGTCTTGAATAATTTTACCGCTAAATGGATCATAGACTAATTCGTTTTTAGCAAAAGTAAAACGAGTATCAGCAACACTGGCAAAATAATATGTTAGTGACCTGTATGTAATAGAATATCTGTTAAGTCCAACGCTAGTGAATTTCACGAACCAATTTGGATCAGTGAATTTCTTGATGCTCCATCTATTCTGGTTGATCATTAATGAATTGTCAAATACTAATGTGAAATCTTGATTCAATTCCATTCTGATCAAGCATTCTTGAATTACGCTAGCGGGGATGTTGTTGCCAAACACTGGAATAATTTGAGTAAGAACAACTCCATCGGGAACATACCCACTGACTACAATAGGCCCTGAACCATTTGCAAAGCTACCTTCGCCATTGTTTGATCCATCGCCCACGACATTGAGAATAGTAGTCCAAATAAATGTGCTATCACTAGGTCCCGGGATTCCCGCTTTCAATCTGTTATCACTGTCAAAGTAAAAACCTGCAGGGGCATTGAACTTTACAATAGCGCCAGTCGTTAGATACTTTAAATTATTAGTATTGAATGTACCAACATTAATCGGAGTTTCTAAACTACCAGAAACATTATATACATACCCTGATTCACTGCTAGTATCTACTGAGCTAGTCTTCCAATATACTACTCCATCGCCAGTACTAGTATTAACATCATAGCGAGGATAATTTTGAATATAATATTGGCTTGCACGATTCAACGACAATACACTTGCTAATGTATTTGTAAAGAATGCAATAATATCGCTGGTGTTATTGATCGTAAGATTCAAGAATCCATCAGTGTCATCTTGATATAATGCGCCGTCAGAACCGAAACTGTTTGTGCTGCTATACTTACCAGTTGGGTCAAGTAAGTCTAAGTTCTTACTCACGCCAATGCTTGAACGATTGATTGCCTTACTCTTAATAATTGAACTATACAGTGTATATGGGAAGTTATTATAATCTTCGCCATTTACCATACGATTCTGTGTATAGTAGCGAGTAGGGGCACGTTGCTTAATTTCAGCGATTGATTCTCTAGCTTGTGCAGTAGTCACAGTTTGAGTTAGTGACAATCCTAATGTCAAAGTTTCTGCTCTACCCAATCGTGATATGTAAGTAAACGCCACAGATAAACCGTTCATGTCTGTAGGATAAATTGTGTAAGTGAGTGCGTTACCTGCACGAACATATGCTCTAAAGTTTCCTACAGGTATTTCAGAAAATACTCCATCACCGAACACATAAGTTACTTGGTCGTTGAAACGTGAGCTTACAGAAAAGATTTGTCTAGCTGAACTTTCGTTTTGTAGGTAGGCATCAGCGTATACGTTTTCAACTTTTCTCCACAAATCTCTAGAACGATCTTGATTGATTTTGTACAGCCAAGTGTCAGTATTGTTAATTCCCTGAATATCAATGTTAATGGTTTGGTTTGCAATTTGTTGTTGTAATGCAAAGTCAAATGTCTGTAGGCTTCCCTGCTTGAAGTAGAAAAAGAATCCAGTGTCAGCATTGAATGGGACGATAGGTAGTGCATTGGGAGCAATCTGTATGCTATATTCATTGGTTGTTATGCCAGAGATTTCACTAACGTTACCGGGGCGCCCAATTCTTTGTGTATTGATCAATGCAGCGTTAATAATTGTGTTGAACTGCTCTAGCCAATTAGGATTAGCAGGGTCGTTCCATAATACAGGAACATTGCTTAGATTTAAACCATTAATGTCAGTAATGTTTTGGGTAGTGCTAATGCTAGTTACTTTGAGATAGCCTTGACCAGCAATATTTCTTTTTGGGGTGTAGCTCACAAGATTAGCAAGCTTAACAACACTATCTCTACGTTCAGCAGTATCAATAAAGTTTTCACGAGCGTTTAGGTCATTACGGAATGCAAGACCCTGTCCCATAAAGGCGATTACATCTAGTAAGGCAACAAATTCACTAGATTCAACATAATCATTGAAAGTTTCAGGATAATATACCTGAAGGTAATCTATAAACGCTTTGCGTAGTGTTTCATAGTCATAACTACGAAAGTCTGCTTGGTTGAACGTCTGGTAAATAGTCTTCCAGTCGTTAAGGCCAAATAGTGCTGATTGTCTTGAACTTGTTGCCATAGTTTCTCTCTATTGATAATATATTTATCATAGAAAAAAACCGTGTTTTATACTAAAGTGGCTGTACTCTCTTGAATATTCACGTTTACTTTAATAACTACAGGCTGGTTTATGGGTTGTACAGCCATCTGAATTTCTATCAGAATTCCGTTTTCATATGGATAAGACCTAACCATGTTGAACACCATTCTAGGATCTTGTCTAGCGATTCTTCTTACTTCATTTTCAATGTCATCTTGAACTTGTGCTACGTTTTGTTCAAACAATAAGTCCCACAATATAGTTCCATAGCCAGGCTGACCTACTTTAGTCCCTCTTCGTATGTTGAGAGCGTTAATAAAATCTTGTATTACTAGATCATTGTCTACTAAACTGTATTTTTTACCCCAATTAATACCTGTGCGAATTCCGCCCGGGCCGCCTGCACTGCCTGATGTAGCGTTCGTCGTTTTTGGTTGACATGCATTTTGCGTGCTGAATCCCAAGTAAGTTGCCATGTGTTATCCTCTATCAATATTTAGCTCATCCAAACCCAATGTTATTGTTGACTTGTGTTGTGTTCAATGCTAATGTGGGTTGTGGAGCAGGAGCTGTTGCAGGGTCCGGAGGTGCTGTTTTAGCCTCGGTAGTTTCTTTGACTCTTTTACCCACATTGGCTAATTCTCTGACTAGTTTTTCAGTTTTAGCTCTAGCTTCGTTATATTTCTTTTCTAGTGCAGCAATGGTTGGATCGCCTTCCGGAAGGGTATTAAATGCGTCAACAAATTCATTTCCTGCCTTAATTTCTTCAGCTTCAGCAATATCAAGTTGTTCTTGAATTCGCTGTCTCTCTTTTCTGAGTTCCAATTCTCTTTTCTCAATAGCCATAACAACAGTTGATAATACCTCACCCAACAAGTTGGGTTTTGGTATGCCTAAGTCACCGATAATGTTATTGATCTGTGCAGTGAGCGAAGCTCTGTTAAGAGTATTCACACCCAACTCAGGAAGTCTAATAGGACTTGGACCGCCTGACCCTAATGCTGACAATGCTGACAACATCTGCGAAGCTTCGCCTAGAGGAAGCTTTGATGCTATTAGTGAGCTTAGTCCGCCAGCTTTATTAGTAATATTGTTAATGTCGTTCAATACATTATTAACAGTAGATAGTCCGTTCAACACTTGCGTCTGTGCATTTTGCAATAGTCCAGACAACTGACCAGTGCCCGGAACCATGTTGACTGCGCCGGACGCTTTATCCAACAATGATGATACCGATTTAATTCCGCCCGGTAGATTGTTTATTCCACTAGCAAGAGTAGATGCCTTAGCAGAACCGCCACCTGCTTGTACTGACTTAGCCGCATTTGCAAGACTGGTCAATCCACTCTGCAATGTTTGTGCAGCACCTGACAAACCATTTACTTCATTTACTGCATTATTTACATTAGCGAGTACCCTAGAAGCATCGCCGGCAACGCCCGTTACCTGATTAATCAAGTTGGTAGTAGTATTGGTGACTCCAGATACATTATTAACAAATGTGGATGCTTGCGATAATGTGTCGGTTAGAGAAGTCAATGTTACAGTAGATGGCGTGTTGCCTGATAATATATTGGTTGCTCCTTCAGTCACTTGATTAATAGTATTTTGTAGTGAGCCGGTTATTCCTGCTACAGTGTTGTTTACTGTACTTGCCAACCCTTCGCCAATTGGTGCCAAATCACCGGTCAAGTTTTGAGCAATAGTGGATAATCTGTTTTCAAGATTTGTCGCGCCAGGTGCTGGTGAACCGGGGACAGTACTTTCGGTAACTGCTGCTTTAGTTGCTGCCTGCTTAGCAAAATCAGAAAGATATTGCGGAACGTTTGGCTCTAATTTAGGGAAGCTGTCTAATATAGCACTATATGCTGATCCTGCTATGCCCTTAACGGAATCGAGTAATCCGGTTAGCGATACCGATGGGCCGCCTTCACCCATTCCCTTAAGTGCATTTGCGATTCCGCCCAATCCACCTAAGCTATTAGCCAAATTAGCTGCTTCATTACCTGCACCAATTGAATTCAACACTGAGCTAGCTTTGTCTAACGCACCGGAAACTTGATTTGCAGTATTTTGTAATTGACCTACTGCATTAGTTGCAGAATTTATTCCCCCGGTGATTGATCCTGTAAGTGATGTTGCGGTGCTGATTGCACTGTTCACTGCGCCGGTGACTGAGTTTGTGGTCTGAGTTAAACTACTTGATATGTTAGTTACATTATTTACTAGCGATGTGGTTGTGCTTGCAGCTTGCTTAACTACACTAATAGTTTGTTCTATTCCAGCGGTAGCTGTAGCGGTGACAAGTCCAGCTGTTTGGGTGGATGATTCCTTACCAGTTAATATTCCTGCATCACCTAATGCTTTTTGTGCAGACTGCATTACAGTTACCGCAGATTGAGCCTGTGCTACAACATTTGTTGCTAGTGCAGTAACATTTTCGGCTCCTGCTTTTCCAGTAAACAGTGAGTCAGGAACACTATTGATAATGCTCTTTCCTGCGCTAGCCAAACCATTAATAAGATTGGATGAACCGGGCTTTAATATTCCTGACTGAGTTAGCTGTTGAGGTGTTTGAGCAAAAGAGCCAACCGCAACCGCAGACTGCGTTACAGAAGTAGAGACTTGATTTACTACCGAGCTTGCAGTGGATACAACTTGATTTACCTGTCCGATAGCAGTATTAATATTGCCCGCTACCTGATTAATTGCTCCAATTAATCCTGAGGCTTTTGCGCCTGCACTTGTTGGAATAATTGCTGCGCCGCCAGCTACAGCAGGTGCAGTTACCCCAGTAGCCGCAGTTGTTGCAACAGCTCCCAATACTGCACCTGTTGTATTTTTATCCATTGCAGGAGATACTGAATTTGTTGCAGGGACTGAAGCAACAGTTGCGGTGTTTGGTGGTGTTGCTCCGCTAGCGGCAGCAGCGGCATTCACATTCTGAACGGCGTTAGATGGAGCTTTGGGTAAGTTATCACTAGCGTTACCTGAAGTTTTAACATCAACTCCCATACCTGCATTTGCCCACGGGAAGTGTGCAGGAGCTCTTGATGCGATACTTAATAGTTTGCCTGGGGCGGCAGCCCAGCCCTTCCCTTCATCAAACAGGGTATCTGTTTGTGCAACGAGAGATATGATGGGTACTGTTGCTGGGGTCAATCCTGGACTTCCTGAATTGAGATTTACTTTGCTACCATTAACGAATGCTTGTCCACCGGCAACCATGCTAGCTTCGCCGCCACTGCTAGCTGCAAATGCTGCACCAGCCTTAACAGTAAAGTTGTTTAATGCCTCAATTCTATAATCTTTTCCTGCTCGTGATTTAGTTTCTTCTTCACTGTTTGTATGAATATTCTTAGCTTGAATATTCAAGTTTTCCATTGCGTGAATATTAACATGGCGATCAGCGTGAATATTAAAATCACCCTGAGTACGCATGTTAATACTGTTAGTTGAATAGATATCAACTGTACCTTCTTTGCCTAATTCAACATAGCTCTGACCATTGCTATGAAGAATCATCAATGTTTGTCCATCATCACTCATTAAGATTTGATGGCCTAAAGCTGTGCGAATGCGAACGAGTTGATCGCGGCCAATAACGTCACCGTCATCCATAACGATGCTGTGTCCGCCTCGTCTAGAAATTACTTTTAACTCTTGCGCTTTTTCTCCTGATAAGTTTTCAGGAAGAGTTGAGTCATCATATCCTCCTTGATATATGGGTCTTCCCGGTGTAGCTACACCCC